TGAAGAGTTGACCAACCTCGAAAACACCGTTCACGAGTACCGCAAGACCCTCGACTCGTTCGCCGCTCGCACTGGTGCAAAGACGCACCACGTTGAGATCCGCGGCAGCGGCGAAGAGCGTGAGAAGATCGCGCGTATCGACGCCGACCTGGACGCCGTCGAGCGCATGAACCAAGACCGCTTGGCGCTTCGGGCAGCGCAAGAGCGCTTGAAGCAACTTGAAGAGGAACGCTCGCAACCGCAGTTCCGCGGCGTGGTCGCACGTGCAGACGTCAAGCACGATCTTGCAAGCCCTGAGTACGCGAAGCGTTGGCTTCACGCTGTCGCGCGTGGCGACGCCGCAGAAATGCGCGCGCTCTCAACGGGCTCCACTGGCGCCGGCATTCCGACTGACATGGAACGCCGCATTGTTGAGAAGATGTACCAGGCGAACGTGCTGCGCTCGATCGCCCCCGTGTCTTCGATCGACTCGAAGCGCACGATCACTGTTGAGGGCAACCTTCCTACCACGGCGCTCGTGACAGAAGCAAATTCGATCAGCGCAAGCGATCCAACCTTCGGCACAGCCATTTCGGTGGTGCCGTACAAGTACGTGTGCGCGACTCAGATGAGCCAAGAGTTCATTGAAGACGCGATCGGCCAAGGTGGCATCGGAAGTGGCCTCGATTGGGTTGCAAGCCGCATCGGCCTTTCGATGGCGCTCAAAATGGAAGAGGCGTACACCATCGGCACCGGATCGAGCCAACCGGAAGGGGTCGCCGGTTCGGCGATGAACACCGCGCTGGTGGCGCTTTCTCAGGTGACTGACCTTGGAGGCCTCGCCGTCACCACTGTGACCGCCGACAACGTCATCGATACGGTGCACCTTGTCGCGCCGCAGTACCGCAACTCGCCGCGGTTCCGTTGGCTTCTCTCTGATACGTTCGTGCGCGTCGCTCGCAAGTTGAAGAACAGCGTCGTAACGAGCGGCTCTACCGAATACATCTGGACGCAAGCACAATCGAACGCTGGCACGATGGTCGGCGGCGCTCCGGGCTTGCTTTACGGTGTGCCGTATAGCGTTGGTCAGTACGTACGCACAGCAACAACAAACAACAACGTGTTTGCAGTGGTCGGCGATTTCAACTACTTTGAAATTTTCGACCGCACCGGAATGACCTCGCTTGTTGACCCGTACTCGGCGGCGAGCACTCACCAGGTCACTCTCTACACGTACGCACGAACCGATTCGCACATTATGAATGCTTCGGCGTTCGCTGCGATCACCTGCTAAACATTTCTTACCTTTCGCTCGCGCTGGGGGGAAACCCCTAGCGCGGGTTTCATGGCTGTAACACTTGCAACCGTTAAAACGGCGCTGAAGATCGACTACAGCGACGATGACACCGAGCTTACCCGGCTCATCGGTGTCGCTACGTCGTGGGTCGAGCGCTACACGGGCTTGTCGCTCACCCAATCGTCGCGCACGATGTACTTGCGAGATTGGAAGCGCACGGTGTTCGCGGTGCAACCATACGTATCGCTCACGTCGGTGACGTACACGAGCACTGGCGGCTCAACGGTGACGATGACGAGCGGTACCGATTACTGGGTGGACTTGTCGCAGGATCTTGCAGCGCTCGAGTTCCTTGACGAGCCCGCGATAAAAGAGGGCACGCTCGCAACCGTCACGTATGTCGGCGGCTACTCGACCGAACCAAACGAGGTGGTGCAAGCCATCGTTTCGTTGGTCGGCCTGTACTACAACAACCCCGAAGCTGCGCAGCCCGTCGCGCTGTCGGTGGTGCCGCTCGGCGCTCAGTTTATGCTTGAGCACCTGCGAGTGCGAGGGCCTTTCCGATGATCTCATCGGGCCTCACGCGTTTCCGATTGATTGTGCTACGCGCGTCTGGCAATAGCCCCGACTCGCTCGGCCGCCGCGTTACGACGTTCACCAACGTTGGCACAATCGTTTGCGACGTGCGCGAATCGGCGCCAGTGGAAACGTCATACGGTGACGGCGTGGCTGTGGTTGGCGCGTATGAAATTCGTACGCGTTGGCCGAATATTGCGCGGTTGACCGTCACCGCGATCGATCGCTTGCAGTACGGCACAAAAGTGCTGCGTATTAACGGCATCCGCGACATGGATCAACGGCGGAGGGTTGCAGTCATTGACTGCACTGAAATCGCATGAGCGCCACGTCCCTCATTAGCGATATCATGAGCACGCTTGAGTCACAAACGACCGCGGGGCGGCGCGTGTACTACGGCACACGCTTGCAAACTTCGACGCTGCCAGCGATGACGTTTGAGATTCAATCGGGCACGCGTGTCGCGCTCGGAAATCAAAACACGCTATCTGCCTATGACGTCACGTTTAACGCCATCAGTGACGACGTGAGCGCAGCCACGACGCTCGACGATGAGATCCGCAACAACGTCGGACTCCTCGCGGGCGCGACTGTCATTTGCACCCAGTACGGAACCGTGCAAGAGCCCGTCGCCGAGAACGGCGATGAGGCGGGCCTGTACATCGTCACGAGTCAATTCACAATCTATCAGGACGGCCCCTAATGCCATCACCCACCACCGCAGCAAGCGTCAAGTTAGGCTCAAACACAATCGCTGACGTCAGCGCCGCGACTATCTCGGTCACGCGTCAGCAAATTGACGTCACCGCGATCGGCGACACGCACAAGCACCACGTGCAGGGCTTCCTCGAAGGCACTGTGCAAATTGAGGTGTTTTACGATTCGGCAAGCAATAACGCCAACATACTCACTGGCATTTCGGGCGGCACAATTATCAACGAGGCGGAGGTCATTTGGGCATCGGGCCACTCGATCAAAGGCAAGGCATTCGTGCAGGAGGCATCGCTTAGCGTTGCACCGAATGATGTCGCGCGGTTAACGGCCACGCTTCTGTTCTCCCAAAACGCCATTACGATTACCGAATGAGCCCATCAATCGTTGACGCCTTTCTCTCCCGCCCTGCTGTCGTGCAGTTCGACGGCAGGGAGGTTTCGCTATCGCGTCCGACCGTGGCGCATTTCATCGCAGCGCAAGACGCAGAGTCTCGCGGCGAGTTCATGCCCGCGTGGTACGTGTGGCAGCATGTGCTTGACGAGAATGGCCGCCAGGCATTCAAGTCGATCGAGTACGTGAAGGAAATCTGCAATGCACCGATGGTGATGCGACTCGCTCGATTGATTGAGCCGCTCTACCTGGAGGGCTTGGACTTGCCAGCGCCGCACGCGAAATCCTGAGTGCGGCGGAATTGAAGGTGCAACTAGATACGCCGCTCGCCGTGTTTCTCGCCCTTCGAGGGCACAAGGCTTTTTCCCATGACATCGCGAAACGGTTCCACAAGCAAAACGTTCGCGATCGGTTGCGAGATCGACGAGAAAGCCATTGAGCGCATCAATCAGCAGTTGTTGATGTTGAGCCAAAAAGACGCGCGAAACGCAATGCGCCGCGGGCTTGGCAAATGGTCGCGATTCACAAAGAAGACGCTCGAAGCCACCGCACCATTTGGCCGTGCAACTGCCACGGAGTACGTGCGGAAAGCAGTACGCCCAAACGTGCACCTGAAGTGGTCGGTGATTACGAAAGTCAAGGGCTATAGCAAGGGGCTTGTCACGTGGATGGCCGTTGGCGTTAAGCGGATTGACGGCACATACCTGACGCCGCACTGGTATCAGGGATGGGTAGAGAACGGCCACGCGATTAAACGCGCCACGACGCAAGCGGAAAAGATCTTGCTGAAACAACGCGGCGAGCGTGGCAAGGCGCTTAACTTTGTGCAAGTTGGATACTCGCGGCCTCGCAACTGGGTGAAGAAATGGCGACCAGTTCTCAGCGCGATGGCGCCGCAGTACGTTGCGCCCGAAGTTGAGAAGGCAATAAAGGAATCCGGCCTTGGCTAAAATTAATCGCATTAACATCGCCATTACTGGCGACTCAAAGGGCTTGCAAGCCGCGACCGACGCCGCACGCCGCGAACTGAACCGCCTAAACGCGGCGTCCGAAAGCACGAATAAGCGGCTGCGTTCTCTTGCCGCGAGTAGCACCAAAGTCGGAACGTCGCTTAGCAAGTTTGGCGTCGCGGGCGCTGGGCTCGGCATGATCGGCGGCGCGGCCACGTTGGCTTCCATGGGCGGGCTCGGGCTTGGCCTCGGCGCCGCGGGGCTTGCGTTTGGCGCTGCCAGCATGGGGGTTAGTGCGGTGCAAGCGCTTCCCGATGTTCGCAAACGCGCAGGCGCAGCGCTCGAGGAAACCCGAATGGATCAACGCAGGCGCATCGAAGAATTAGGATTCTCGCGCATGATTGCCGAGCAAATCGCAGCACGTGCGCCACTATCAACACCAGGCGGGGCTATGGGCATCGGCGAAGCGTTTTCCCAGGGCCTCGCCACCCAGGGCGGATCGCTTGCGGAAGTGATGATCAATGAGGTGCCGAAAGCAGTTGCCACCGAACTTGGCGCATTGCTCGGCGGCGCATCCCTTGCAGAAGCCGGTGCGCTCGGCCGATCACAAATGATGAGCGGCAATGCAATGCAGGATGCAAATCGTGCAATCGGGCTTATGAATCAAATGCCATCATGGACGATGGATATCCTGCGATGGATGAGCAAGTGACCCATGCCAGCAGCAACCGCCATTTCCCGCAGCGCGATCACCGCACAGAACTTCAGCGAGGGCGGGCCGTCGCAGGCATCGACGTATACCGTCGTGCGCCGCGTCACGATGGATGGCACGGTGGACGTTGAAAACGCCACACAGTTGGCGCTCGTGCTCGGTGCGTTTGGTGCACCGCTTTCATCGTTGCGCACCACGATGGTGCTGACCGAGCGCATGGGCATGATGCGCTTACGCACGGTGTCGGCGACGCCAGTGCCAAACACCGAGTCAAGCGTGTTCGACGTGACCGCGAAGTACGACCAACTCTACACGTGGAACGTGGCAACTGGCCTGAGCAAGTTGCAACTGCCCGTTGAAGTTGACTTCGACGCGACTCCGCGCAGCGTGCTTATGTATCGCTCGCCATCATTTACTACGCAACCGAGCGCAGACCTCAACACCACCACCGATATCGGTGGCACAAAAGTCGATTACGCGGGTAAGCCGATTCAGGCGCTTATCCCGCAAATGAGTGTCCGTATTTCGCTCATCACGGACGTTTCTGGCTTCAACTCGAGCCGAACCCTTGTCACCGTGTATGACCGAATCGACACACTGCGCGGCAAGTGGAATAACGCAGCGTTCAACCAATGGGGCTCGTCTAATCAGGTCTACATCGAAAGTGCGAGCGTGACGCCGATCCGCGATGAGTACTATCGCGCAACCTTCAACCTGAAATGGGACTTGTGGTTCGGCTGCGAGCAGCAACCAAAGACCGACGTATGGGGAAAAGCTGCGCTTGATTCCAACGGCGCAGCGAACGTGGTTACGTGGAAGTCGCTTGTGCGCAGCACAGCAAACTTCGGTGCTATCTATGACCTTTCGAGTGATGCGACCGTGGCTGCCGCTATCGCCAAGGAAGGGTCTTTCATTAGTTACCCATGATTCAAACGCACTCACAACGCGTGGCGGCGACGAACACGGCACAGATGGCCGCGGCGTTGCCGTCAGAATCGCGGGCGCGTACGCAGCTCGACACGGTGCCCTTTATTCTCGGAAAGATCACGGGCGCGACTGCGCTCCCATCGCCGGAAGTCAACCGATGGCTTTACACCTGGACACAAGCCAACATCGGCAGCACCAACCGCTACATATTCGAGGTGCCCGCATCGGAAGCGTGGTACTACGGCGAAGCGCTTAACACGAATGAGGCCGCCAACACCACGACGTTCATCGGGCCGAACATCGACCCGGCAAACGTGCCCGCGGGATTTCAAGTGAAGCCCGTGGCCGTTGGAATGTATGTACTGCTTTACCCAGGCCGTCGCGTTGACGGCTCACCGATTTGGCTCTTTGCCGTTGAAAACGCAATCGACGGTACCTGTTGAGGTTTCCTATGCCGATATTCCATACACCACAACTCATCAACGACGGTGGAACGTCAAACCAGTGGAAATCATTGCCAGCGCTTCCCGCAGGCGTTGACCCCATGCGGCGGGTCATTCTAAAGGCTTCTGATACTACTTCGGCTCGCGCTGCTGTTGCGTTCCGCGTTGGAAGTGCTGCGGCTGGTTCAACATCGGACGTAACCAATTTCTATGTTGATACTGCGGGATCTATGGATCTTGGGATTGTGAACTACAACGCCATTACCGTGCGTCGAAACGGCGGAACAACCGACGATAATGGGTACATTTATGTACTGTCTTTTTCCGCAATGGAACAGGGCCCCAAGGGGGTGTCGTAATGGGTGCAATATTTGCAGACGTTGTCTCAATGAACGCACGCAGCGGAAATTGGGTTGCGTTGCCAGCGCTTCCTGCGGGCGTTGAACCTATGCGCGAAGTCATCATCAGCGCAGTCGCAGCGTTCCGCGTTGGTACTTGCACCGCGGGACAATCCACTGAGGACTCCGGATGGTTTCTTTTCGATGGTGGCCGCCATTCTCTTGGAGTGGTGAACTACAACACGATTACCGTCCGAGCAAGTGGCACAAGCAGTCAATCTTTCTTTGTGTTCAGCGTTTCGCCTAGCGATGAAGGGCCGGAAGGCAACTGAAATGACATTTCCAGAACTTGCACAACTCGTTGCGCCATTCGTCGCCGTGTTGACGGCAAGCGCGTGGTTGCATGGCACGATCGCCAGCCTTCGCGAAACCATCGCGATGCTGAGCGAGCGCGTGAGATATCTTGAAGCCGAGGTTGAACGCCTCAGGGGGACAAAGTGACAT